TATTGAACTTGTCCTGCAACAACAGGCCAAATAATCTCTGTGATATTAAAGACAATCATGTCCTCGTTTGACCATTGGTCAATCATATCATTTAGCATATCAAAAGCGTCTTGTGCTTCCTCTGCGGTTGGAACTTCACCTGACGCTAACGCACCTATGTCTTTCATTGCTCTTGATATAATGTCTATTGGTTTTGCCATGATCTGTCCTAAATATTAGGTTTAAATGTGTTAGCGAGCCATGGAAAGCCAACTTTTTTGTCTTTTTTAAGCTCTAATAATTGTGCGTCTAAACGAGATTTTATACTAGAAACGCCATCTACGGTTGTTTCCTGATCAATCCAATCTAGAATTGTTTTTTCTCTAACTTCTGCGTAAGGAATAACAATCTCTGTGCCTTTAAAATAGTAATTGCCTTCTGTTTCCACGGTATTGTCACCGTCAGTTGCAGTTACATGGTAATAAGCATGAGTGATTAGATCATCCTCTGCGGTTACTTCTACAAGTTTCCAATTATAGTTGTTCATTGATTGCATCCCAAGTTAGCGTTTCCTCGTTCCATGTATAGCGACCACCGTCTGTTGGATAGTCAACAGGTGCTTTCCATTGAGCAGTAGCTTCGTCTAATGTCCATGAAGCGTAAGGTTGAGGTGGTATAAATGCGTCTAAATTAGCGTCATATTTATAGCCAATACCTGCGTAATTCTTGCGAATTTTGCCGTTATAAGATGTTTGTTTCCAATTGCCACCAAGTAAGTTTGTGCAGAAAGCAATACCAATTGCTTCGTTCTCTACACCGTCTTTATCGGCTGTGTCTTGGTTAGCAACTACAATCACTTGAGTGACTAGGTTTTCATCGTTTAATTGTGCGAAATGTGCCATATTTTTCCTTTATCTTGCGTTAGCGTTTTTAAATGGGTTTTCTGCGAATGCCATATATATGTAATTAGATGAACCATTATTTTCACCACTATTAACTGCAGCATTTCTTAACTTAAATCCATTTGATAAAAAGTCAACTGCTGTATTATTAGCTACAGAATAAGTTGCATTTTCTACTGCTGTGCTTTCTGCTCTTAAATAGTCACCAGCTACATTATATGTATTTCTTGATGAGTCAACCATTACCCAACTGTGAGCATTAGTATAATCTCTAAAGATTACAAATTTAGGTCTAAAACCTAAATAAACAAATGGTCCGTCAGTAGAGCTATTACCTGTGTAAGAACCAAATTTACTAAACCCTGCTATTTCTGCCCAGCAATAGGCTACAATTGGAATATTTAAATAGTTATTGTTACCTATGTTATTACCTGTATAAACACCAAATACGGTTGAAGTTGGAGCTGACGAACCCCAATAATTTGAAATAGTTGAAGCTGCACTTGTGCTGTTTAATATAAGAAGTTGATTTGTTCCTAAAACAGAATGATACACAACCCAATCTTGTGCATTTGTTCTAGTTTTTGCAATAATAAGTTTAGGTGCAACGCCTAATCCATGACCTACAGTTCCAGCAGATGTTCCTGCTCCTGTATAAGTTACAATACTAAACCCAGCAGTTGCATTTACAGATACAGTAGATGTAATAGAGCCTGAAGTGTTAGATGATGTTGAGCCTTGTCCAGCTTGCCAATTCCATGCTACATAAGTATATCCTGATGCATTAAAATTGCTATCTGCTGAATATGCAACAGAAAAACCATTTGTATTAAAAGAAGTTAATCCGCCACTATAAGTAGATTCTGCATTTGCAGAATTTGGAAATACTAATTTTGTAACGCCTCTAACTACATCATATATTGTATTATTTCCAACAACATTTCTAGTCTTAAACCATACCATATCAGGTTGAAATTGACTTTGATTAACAATAGTCTGTGGAGCATTAAGACCGCTATAAAGCGTTGCATCCATATACTTATTACCCTGTAATATAGTAGGGGTAGGTAGGTTAAATGTGTTTAGTGCTACATAGCCTGTAGGAGGTGTGTATGAGAATGGTCTTTGACCAAAGTTTATAAATGATGTAATACCTGTTGCAGTTATACCTTTACCAATAGCTGGGAAAAATGTTCCACTAATACTTGAATAAGCTGTGCCTTGAGAAGTATTATTTTTGTAGAAAGTAAGTGTTCCAGCGTCTAGGTCTAAAGCTACACCAATAACATCACCTGTTGTAAATGTTGCGCCATAAGCTGAACCTGAACCAGCAGTATATTTATTGCCATTGCTTCCAAAATATCCGTAATCACCTGTTTGTTCACCAGGCCATGTTCCCATTTGAACAGCAAATGGTTTTTGAGTAATTCCTAATAATGCACTATTGCCACCAGCACTAAATTCATATTCCCAATACCATTTACCACTAGAAACACCTATTGTTCCTATTGTTCCATATCTAGTTCCGCTAGCAGTATCAAATGTTGCTGATAAGTTAGCTTGAGATAAAGTTACACCTACAGAACCAACTAATGGACTCCATACAGCATAATTAGCCACAGTCGCACTTGTATTAGTAGGAACATCTAACATAGCATCATAGGTTGTGCCTGCTGTTAAGCTAATGTTGTTAGTTGTCCAATTGTTACCGTTAGGTGAACTATCGTAGCCTAATGTTGTAGTAGATGTTGTGTTACTAAATGTTAGGTAGAAACCGTTAGTTCCGTATGTGCCTTTATATTGAATTGGTTTCCATACACCATTAGCGTCATTATTGCCAAAGTAATATGGTTCTAGTGCTTGACCGTCAATGAAGTTAATGTCAGTCATGTAACCGTCATAGTAATAGCTTGTTCCGTCATAATAGCGACCAATAGAACCGCTATTTCCAGATGCAACCATTCTTAAAATTGTGTTTTGAGTTGGATAAGTTGATGTGCTAAACGCAGTTACTTGGTTACCATTAATATATAATTTAATTCTATTAGCTGCTACAGCTTGAGTTGTATCTACTGAAACTACTATATGATACCAAGCAGAAGGGTCACGAAAAACTTGCGTTGTTACTAAATTACAGTTTAAAGAAGTTGGATAATCAAGAATGACTAAAGCGTCTGCACTAAAATAAATTCCACCTTGATTATTTGTTGCACTAAAAGCATGTTGTATTCCATATAGTCCAGAACCAAGCGCTCCACGTTTAACCCAACCACTCCATGTCCAAACTTTTCCATCAGTTGGAGTTCCTAAAGTTCTATTTAAATAAGCACTAGCACTACTTCTAAACCTTAAAGAATTGTTTAGGTTATTAGTAAGTGGTGTTAAAGCACCTGTAGCTGTAAATGTGTGGATAGTATTACCACCTGATGATGTGACTAGACCACCGTTAAATACTTGTGAGCCAGCGTATGAGATGATAACGATACCTGAATTTCCGTCAGAACCTCTATTATCACGACCACCTCCACCACCTGAACCTGTAAAAGGAGTTCCTGATGTATTATTATTTGATGATGCAGATGAGCCATTTCCACCCACTCCACTACCACCTGAAGCTCCTGTAGTTGAACCACCTCCGCCTCCGCCACCTGCGTAAAATAAAGATGTTCCTGTAATTGATGATGAAACACCTAAACCGCCAGCACCTCCTGTGCCACCTGATGCGTTTCCACCAACTCCTCCAGCACCACCTCCGCCTCCGCCTGAAGCTCCTCCTGAACCTGTTCCATTACCACCATTATTACCTTGACCTGAAGTGCCAGCACCTCCTGCTCCACTTGAGCCAGGAACACCACCGCCACCACCTGAACCACCACTTCCACCTGCTATGTCAGCACCACCTCCACCGCCACCAATACAAGTAAATGTAGTTAATCCTGTGCCACTTAAAACTGTATTTGAACCTGAACTTCCTCTAACATTTGTTGCTGCATTTCCACCTGCTCCACCAGCACCAACTGTTACTACATAAGTTGCGCCTGCATAGATAGTTGTAGAACCTGTAAGTAAACCTCCTGCACCACCTGCACCATAACCACCACCTCCACCACCACCAGCCACTACTAAATAACTAGCTGTTACAGGTGTAAGAGGGCTTAATGTGCCTGAAGATGTGAATGTGTGTATTTGGTTACCACCTGAAGTAGTAAGAGTGCCACCTACGAATAAAGGTGTAGCAGATGCGTAAGATATGATGACTATGCCTGAACCGCCTGCGCCGCCACTACTTCCTGATCCGCTTCCTGATCCGCCACCTCCACCACCACCACCTAAATTGGCTGTTCCTGAAGTTCCTGAATTTAATGATCCATTGCCACCGCCACCTGAACCACCTGTTCCAGCAGTTCCAGGTGTGTAAGCTCCACCGCCTCCACCACCAGCGTAAGTTACGCTTGAACCTGATATAGATGACGCAGAGCCTGCACCACCATTACCACCATTATTTCCTGATCCATTAGAGCCTACTGCACTTGCACCACCACCACCACCTGCACCATAAGTTGCGCCTGTAGAAGACGAACTACCTCCGTTATTACCTTGTCCTGATGTTCCTGCTCCACCTGAAACAGTTGCAGTTCCTGATGTTCCCGCTCCGCCACCTGAACCACCAGCTGCACCTTCATTTCCTGAAGCTCCTGATTTACCACCTCCGCCACCACCAATTGATGTAATGGTAGATAAACCTGCTCCTGAAATAACTGAATTAGCTCCATTACTTCCTGTTGCAGGTGTTCCAGCTGTTGCTCCTGAACCTCCTGCACCTACTGTAATAGTATATGTATTAAGAGTTGATAAAGAAAAAGTAGATGTTTGATATCCTCCAGCACCGCCACCACCTGTTCCGCCATTATAAGTGTTTGCATTACTGCCGCCGCCACCACCTCCAGCTACAGCAAGATAAGTAGCAGAAACACCGCCTTTTTTGGAAAATACACCAAAACCTCTAGCTGCCTCTACTGCTATTCTTGATAATAGTGACATTAACTATTCCTACTTAAATTGTGTTTGTGATGCAAATACTGTGAATGTAGCTGAACCTGTTTTAACAATAGTATATGAGTAAGCGTCTATTCCTGAAGCATTACCACTTGACCATGCTGTGCCACCTTGATATTTAGGTGTAATAGAGTTTCCGTCAATAGTGACTGCATTATTATAGTATGCAGTTGCACCTTGTGATACTAGGAATACAACAGTCATTGATTGACCTGTTGACATAGCTGTGTTTAAAGACGTGCCACTTGAAGCTCTAAAGTTTACAGTCCAATTAGCTGAAGCGTTAGTTGTATAGTAAAGAACTGATTGTGTGGTTACATCGTAGTTAATTGTGCCTGTGGCTGCAGTTGCTGATACTGTGACTACTTCAGCTGCGTTTGTAAATACCGCTGCTAATGTGCTAGATGACCCACTAAATGTTTGAGCCGCAGTAAATGTATTAGCTACGTTAGTGACAGGAATATTAGCCGCAGCCAATGATGTTGCACCTGTGCCGCCATAAGCAGTTCCTACAGGGTTTGTTGGTGTCAAGCTAGTTGCTGTTAAAGCGCCTGTGCTTGGATTAAATTGGAATTTAGTAGAGCTTACAAATTCAGTTGTTAATGATCCTGTGGTAACTGAAGTAAATAGTGGGTATCTTGTAGCGTTTGTGGTTGTATCATCAGTAATAGCTAGTCCTGTGCTTTCAATCGTAATAGAACCTGCGCCATTTGTAATAGATATGCCTGAACCTGCTGTTAAAGTAGCGTTTTTCCAATAACCTGCCACAGCGTCATAGATAATAGTTTGACCTGAAGCTAATGAGCTAAATTGAACGTTTGAGTCTGTGCCACCTAATTGTGATCCTGGATTAAGTCTGATTGCAATAATACCGCCACCTGACGAATTACCATTAATTACGGCTGCTACTTGAGCTTTAACGTTAGGTGCAGTAGGTTTGGTAGCTGTATAACCGCCTGTAACAGCAGGGTCATACCAAAGTATTTCACCGTCACCAATACCTGAAGTGTTGACGTTTCTTAATACACCGACTGTTTGAATTAAGCCAAAGCCATTTAAAGCTATGTTTTCAGCTGCTATACCTACAATGTAAGTTCCGTCAGTAATACCTGTTGCTGGTGCTGCGGTAATAACGCCTGAAGCGCCAACAGAGCCTGTAAACATACAAACTTGGCCTTTAGTAATAGCGCTTGAAGCTTTTGCGTAGTAATACTGATCCTCGCCTATGTGTTGAGTTACATTTCCGCCAATCATGCCTAAAGCAAGCGTATTACTTGTGTTATCCCAACCTAATTGACCAGCAGTTAATGCTGTTGCGTAAGAAGTATTAAATAATATGTAATTTGGTGTTGAAATAGCGCCTGTGATACCTGATAAAGACGTAATGTCTGAATTAGCGCCTGAATTAGCCTTGTTATTAAACGTATTCCAATCGGTTGATGATAAATAACCGTTTGTAGAGGTTGTAGCTTGGGTAATACTAATATTAGGTGTAGCACCACCACTTGAAGATAAAGGTGCAGAAGCTGTAACAGATGTAACACCACTTGAAGCTGGCGCAGCCCATGAAGGCACGCCTGCGGCTAAAGTTAAAACATAGCCATTAGTGCTAGGTGCTAAAAATGTTGTAGCGCCTGGGCCTGATTGGTAAGGTAATGAGCCTGTTACACCGCCTGCTAAATTAGTGGCTGTCGTAGCTGAACCTGCTGTTGTTGCAGTTGCAGCGTTACCTGTTATATCGCCTACAATTGGAGTTGATACAGTTAATCCTGTTAATGTGCCAACGGTTGTGATTCCTGTGTAAGAACCTGATAAATAGCTAGAACCAATAGTTCCGCTTGTAATTTGTGAGCCTGCAATAGATATATTTGATTCAGATAGTGAAGTTAATTGACCTTGTGCGTTAACTTGTGCAGTTAAAGTCTTACTTGATGAACCGTAAGAACCTGCAGTTACACCTGTGTTTGTAATAGAAAATTGTGTGCCAATTAATGTTAATCCTGTTCCTGCTGTATAACCTGCTGCAAATGATAGGTTAAAGAATTGGAGTGGCGTAACACCTAATGTGCCTCCAGGTTGAGCCGTGCAATACCAAGCTGTTGTGGCTTGACCGCCTGATTCAATATAAATAATAGCGCCTTCGTATTCAGCCCAAGTATCAGCACCTGGCGCTCTAGACCATGGGCCACTTGATACGATATAAATGCCATTTTCAGATAAAGTTGATTGGTCTTTAACTAATACTGTGTTTCCTGCTACAAGAGGCACGGTATCAATGGTTTGTAGGCCTGAAAGCGTAATATTTACGGTTGTAGCTGCATTTGCTGGTGGTTTCCAAGAAGCGCCTGCGACTGCATAGTCTACATATTGTTTATTTGCAATATCAGTAGAACCTGTTGGAGTAGCGTCTACTTGACCTGATAAAAAATGACCTGTAGAAGGCGTTGTAGCACCAATAGTCGTGCTATCAATCGTGCTATTAGTAATGTGTAAGCCTGATTGATTAGGATCAATGGTTGCAAAGAATGGCTTGTTCTGCCCAATAAACTCAATAAAATCGCCTGTAACCGTAAAATAGGCTTGAACAGGCAGTAAATTCTGAACAGATGATTGAGCAGGACTAGTCATATATTTCCTTAAGATTGATCGCCAACAGGGGTTACATAAAGAGTTGTTGTGTCAGTTCCACCACAAATTGCAGTGACTTGGAACGGAGCTGCAGGAACTGCAATTACCATAGGGAGTATCATATTAGCTGGTAAAACAAAATCACCTGGTGTGCCTGCTGTTGGAAATACTGAAGCTGGAGCAGTAGGTAAATTTGAAACAGTAACAGCACAAGCTTTAGTGCCAGCATTGATAAATGCAGCATAATTAACTTGGTCGTTAGTGTTTGGAGTAATAGTAATTGAAGTTGATGATGTAGCTGTAACAGCAATCACAGAGGTTTTTCCTGCTGGTCTTATAACTGTGGTATTAGCCATGATTGTTTCCTTGAATTAATTAAATTATAAACTTTAATAGAAAAAAAGCCATTAGAAATTTAATGGCTTCTTCTCATTATTGCATGCTTACGGATTTTGTTGTGTTAAGTCGTAGCCATAAACATACACATCAAATGTTGCAGCCGCACCTTGTGCAGTTCCAACGTTAACGTATAAGTTTTGAGCTGTTTGAACAGCTGTTGAAGCTACAGTTCTTTCTGACACAACAGTAGGGCCTGTTAAAGCAGATAAAGCTGCGTTTGCAACAATTGCTGTGCCACCTGCTGCTGGCGCAGTAAATAAACCTGCTGCAGCTGTAGTTAGGCTAATTGAAGCGTTTGTGATAACAACATTTTTTACAGAGTAAGATGTTGAGTTAATGATAGGTAATACTGTGTCACCTGTTACATTAGCATTAACACCTTGATAAACAGCTAACAAACGAAGCGCTTGGTTGGTTCCAACGAGCTGCGGATGTGAGCTTTGGGTCACTGCTGGGCCTGGATTTGCCATAATAAATTTTCCTTTTCTGTTTGATTAATGTAGGGGACTTTTACATCCCCTAACCGTTACATTACTTAAGCTGCTACTCGGCAAGCTAACTCTGGGTAGAGTGGCGCCCAACCGTATAACACATCAAGACGTGTAGGAATTGAGTCATTGTTAATAGTGTATTGACGAACTACACGCATTGAAAGACCAATTTCCTTGTCAGATGCACGACCAGCAAAATGAACACCGTCAGGCAATTCAAGATCAGCCATAGCTAATGTGAACGCATTTCTGTGCATAATGATATTTTGTGGTGATGTAACACCTGTGTTATTGAATGGAGTAACAGTTTGTGAACCTGTTGATGTTACAACTACGTTTTGGAATTGACCTGCTGTAATAACAGCTGGTGAAACGTTAACTGTAGCTGTGCCACCTGAAGTAATTGTTACAGGTGAATTTACAACGAAGTTACGAAGCTTACCGTATGATTGACGGTTTTGTGGGTTAGCACCAAACACGCCAGCAATAGTAATTACGTCACCTTGGTTGAGTGAAGCATTAGCAGTAGCTGCACCAATAGTGATGTTAGAGCTTGAAGCCCAACCACTTGTTAGGAAGCCTGTTGCTGTTGTAACGTTACATGATAAAACAGATGTTGCATAAGAACCAAATGTTTGTGAAACAACGTTTTGGTCTAATTTCCAATTCATACCACCTGAATCACGACCCATTAAACCTTTGGTGTATTGATCAGAGATAGTTGTTTGTGGATTGAAGATACCTTTTAAGCTGTCAACAATAGTTGCAGATGTAAATGGTTCAACGATACATGATCTACGGCCATCACGTGGAGCGCCTTCAGAGTCAAGGTAAGCTTGACCTGTTAAGAATGTGATTAAACCTGTAGGTGCTACGCCAGCAGTGCCAACAATGTTAGCAGTGTTGTTTTTAGCAGTTACAAGACCGTCACGATCAATCTTATTCGCAATCGCTGCAACAGCTGGTTTTAATACGCGGTCACTAAACATGTCTAAAGACAATGCTAGGTCTTGTGTAGTAAATTGTGTGTCAACGTGGAATTGTGTTGATAAAGTAACAGGAACTGAAGTTTCATTGAAGTCTTCAACGTTAAGAGCTGGGCCTGTTGTGCCGATGAAACGACCAGGACGTCTTACGTTAACTGTGTTACCAATTTTTGCACCAACAACAGCAAATTGGTCGTCATAGTTACGATCAACTTCTGATGTAAATGTTAATTCGTTTTCCAAGACCATTAACGCTTCGTTAGTGATCTTGCTAATGGTTAGTAAATTATTAGCCATGATATTTCCTTATTTAAGAGTTTAATATCCTGCTACCTTACTCTTCCTGCTTTCCGAGCCTCACGCCATTGTTGATAAGTGCCATGAAATTCACCATTGGTGTCCACGCCAACATCAGCAACTACGGAACTCGCTTTAATAGGAGTTATAGGTGCAGGTGCTTTACTGCGTGCAACTTGAGGTTTTTGTTCAGCTTCAGATTTAGGCACTTCTTTTGTGACTGCTTTTGCCTCAAACTTGGCTTCCAATTTTCCAATTTCACGAAGGGCTTTAACAGGACTAGACGAATTAAGCACATCTACTAGCTCAGGATTTTCTGCTAAATGATATAGGATTCTAGGGCCTACATCGGATTCCACAATCGCATCTCTGATAACATCGCTCACTTGAACGTCTGCTGCCGAGGCAATCATTTCATCATAATCAGGTAAATCCGCCTTAATAGTTGCTTCGCGTTGCTTCCAAGATTCTGCCAATTTTTGACGTTCCTCTTGAGCTTTACGTTCTGCATCTTGCTTTTCTTTGTTCAGTATAGCTTGTTCAGCACTCCATTCAGCTAATGCTTCAGCGTATTCAAACGCGTCATTAAACTGACTAGGCTGTGGCTTTACGTTTTCCTCTACAGGTTTTGGTTCAGCCTTTCCTTCTAGCTCTGCTATACGACTTTCTAACGCTTCACGAGCCTCACGTTCACGAGCCGCTTCTTTACGCGCCTCTTCACGTTGCTTTGTTAGCTCTGAAAATCGCTTTTCAAGCTTTGGATTTGGTTTCTTTTCCTCTGTTGCTTTTGTTTCTGTTTCAGTTGTTTCTGGTTCACTCTCAACTTCAGCTTGTTCCGTTGGCTCTGTTGTAGCAACTTCCTCTTTAGGTGTTTCTACTTCAGCCTCAATCGGTGCCTGTTCAGCTAAACCCAACTTATTTGCGTAGAACTCCTCTGCGTTTGCAGAAGTGACTACACTTCCTGCTTCTTTTTCTGACATGGAATACTCCAAGATTTTTACCCAATGAATCCATTGGTAGATTGTTGCTTTATACTACAAAACTACTTATTTATCAATTGTTACTTAAACAGCTCGTTCTATTGTTTCAGCGTTGACAAGCTTTGCGTTCTCGCCATTCATCCTTGCCAATAAGAGAGCAACCGTTGCTTTAAGCTCTTCAATTTCAATTTTAGTTTGGTTATCAATGTCTGTGTCACGTCTACGAGTTTCTTCACGAACTTCAGTATCGTTTGCTTTAGCTGTGACATCCATGAGCTTACGTTTAGTTTCTGCATCTTGTTTGACTCCTTCAATATCTTGACGTTGTTTAATAACCATTTGCAACTCTTGAACCGCTTGTTGTAGTTGTTGGTTTTGAGCTGATAGTTGTTGTAATTCCATTTGCACTCTTGGTGGCACTTTAGACTTGTCATCCACTTTGGCTAATGGGTTGTTTACGGCTAAACGATCAGCAATCGTATCAGCGCCTGGAAAATCCATGTTTCTAACTAATAGGTCACCAGCTTGTTGGATCAGTGTTGGATCGGCTGCAAATAAAGCCATCATCGAATCTACTGCTTCTTGGCGTTTAGAGTTATAACCTGGGCCTGTATCCATCACAATATCGTATTCACCGACTGTGACGTCATTTAGTATGCGATCAATGCCTTCTTCGTCTTGACCATATTGATTGATAGTCAATATTTCAGGTTTGCCGTCATCACCAATAATACGCATGACACGTTCTTTGTCATAGATTTTAGGTATTAAGTCTAGAATAATACGGCCTGTTTGACGAATAGAGCGAGTTAAGTTGTCATAGTAGTGGAAGTTAGTCATATCCACTTGTTGTTGCTGACCTTGTAATGCTTTACCTGATAAATTACCTGTAGGAAGTTGAGCTGGGTCAAATATACCGACTACTTGCATTAAATCAGTAGTCATAGATTGAGCTGCAGCCATAACGCCTGTTGGTGGTGGTTCAGGTTGTAATCTTTGTGGCACAGGCGCTGGTTTGCCATCAATGTCTGTTTGTTTATAGCGTAGAACAGGCATAGATTTGATGTTAGCTTGCGCCCATTCGTTCTCGTGGCCTTCATCTTGTCCTTCAGCCAATAGCCATTTAGCTTTAGGTGCTAATGCAACTGACTCGGTAAGAGAAGTTTGCCAAAAGTTATACATTCTTTGTGGGTCTTTAGCCATACGAACTAGGCCAAAGCGTTTCTTTTTAGCCTCTACAACGGTTTCTTGACCATAAACAGGCACGATTGGGATATATTTACCAGCCCACTCGCCCTCTTCTAACACTTGCATAGCGGTCAATTTGCACCATTTGATCTGTTTTTTATAGGAATCACGTTTATCCAAGATTGTGATACCTGAAGCGTCTAATACTTCTTGTGGTGGTAAGTCTGATTCCTCAACGCTTGTGCCATCTGATAGTAAACATAGCTTAATAGCCTTGCGTTCTGTGTAGAAATATTCAGCTAAACGGATGTCCTCTTTCATAATCCATTCTGAATTTTGGTCACCTGTGCCTCGCATAGTAAAACCTTGGTCTATCTCGGCATTTGGATACATTTTCTTAAATACTTTTTTAGGAATGACTGTGGTAATCAATACCTTTTCAGCGTCAGAGCCGTCAGGTTGAGAGGAATTAGGGTCAAAATAGACAGTAAAAGGATTATCTATCTGTTCGATGTATATATCTTGGTCAAACGAATCATCTCGTGTGTATTTAGTAGTAACGCGCCAATATCCCCAGCCCATTCTTACAGCAAAGTCACCTGCTTTGTCATAGGCTTGGTCGGCGTCTGATTGCACTTCAATATGACGGCAAATACCTTGTATGATTTGCGCCATTTTTGCGTCTGATTCTGTATTCATGCCATGCACTTTAATGCGTGGTCTTTGTTGCCTCATTTGATTGGTAATTTGACGGCAGTATGCGTCAACTTTATTGACTGTTAAACATGGTCTAGCTTCAAGCACTCGGCTATTTTGGATTTCAACAGGCCATTGATCACCTGCTGCGAACTTTAAGTCCTCTAATGCTTCTGATCTATTCATCTGATCAGCTTCATTTGCAAATTGTAAGAATTGGATTGCGTCTGCAATACGTGGATCGTTATCGACTGCTTCGGTTTTTTTCTTTGCCATAAGTTATCCCATCCAGCTTGCGCCAGGCGTAATTATTTGTTTTTGAGCTTTGCGTTCTTTTTTGTCACTAATCATAAGTCCTATGTATCGGAATGCGTCAGCACCATGAGAATACACGTCATGGAGTGGATTACGACTAAACTGACCTGTATCAGGGTCGACTTCGTATCTATAATGACGTAAGCATTGTAACCCATCCGCGCAATTTTCTCTATCGAAATAACAAGACGAGAATATAGTTCGTGCAGCGTTTATAGAATCAACCACAGGAACGCGAGGCAGTATGTTTGTTTTATAGCCTGCTGCTCTTACTATGTCATCAATAGACCTGCCGTTTGACGCTATGTTTTTACTTTCAGCGTCATGTGGTAAATGAATTGTATCGTAAAAATAGCCTAGTTTTTGCATTTCCTGCAAATAATGGCTCATGGTTTTTTGCGTATCTTGCAAATAACGTATTAGACGTGTTTCCATACCAATGAATTGCACAAACCAAATAGCTGTGTGATCAGCCCAGCCTAAATCAAATACAGCGTGAACAGGCTTGGTAGCGTCATAAGGCACACGAGTGATGCGGCCTTGTAGCTCGGCCATGTTCATTTCATTGGCAAATATAGCACCGTCAACAGTTAAGCGGCACAAACCCTCCCACACGTTGTTATAGGCCTGTAAATCTCGCGCCTGGAGCGCATCTTTTTCCAAGCGTAGCGTTTCAGGAAACCATGGGTTGTCTTGCCAATTAATCTTTTGAATGATTGAATCTTCAGGTGGGTTGACTACAAAGCGTTGATAGGTTTCGTCTGTTTCTAATTCAGGGTTGAAAGTGATCCATATTTCTGATTGTTCTTTACGGATAGTCGGTATAAGCACGTTCCATGAGGTTTTAGATACGGTTTGCGCTTCCTCTACCCAACACACATCTATACCTTCAAAAGACTTCACATTCGCTATGTTGTTTTTTAAGCCTACAAAGGCAAACTCTGTGCCGTTACGACCACGGATAGCGTTTTGTGTGATTTCATAGAAAAAGGATAGGCCAAGTGCATCTATTTGGTCGGACAATAGCTTATGCACCGAGTCTTTCATAGAGGTCATAAACTCTCTAGCGCATAGCACACGTTTGACGTCTTTAGCGCCTAATAGTAATAAAGCGCGAGCCACTCCCCATGACTTCGCCCCTCCGCGACCACCGTATAAAATACGATAGCGTGAGTGTGCAGGTTCAAACAAACACGATAGCTTTTCAGGGAAGGCAGCGTTGCCTAATGCTTCTTTAAGTTGTTGATCCATCGCCTGGTTTTACAAAGGTAATCTGTATGCCTTCTAACGGAGTGCCGTCAATATTACCTACTTTAGTCGTATTGGTCTCTCCCCAACCCATTTGTGCTTTAGTCCACCATATAGCTGCGGTTGTGTCGCCTGATACGGCTTTATTGTATAAAGATTTTGCTATTTGAGCCGACGCAGTAGCTTTACCCACAGCCAACTCTTTTTCATAGTGTTTGCGTAAGGTGACGTCGGAAATACCAAGTAGTGCCGCTATTTGAACTTGAGGCAAACCTAGTCCTGAAGCGCTTAATACTTGCTCTCTTGTCTTATCTGTCGGAACGTGCTCTAGCATCTTTTTATTGACCAAAAGTGTTAAAAATTAGATGTTCTAAATCAAACACTTACAAGTTCAGCCTTTCTACCTGTGAAATCTTCCCAACGCTTGACGATAACGTCACAATATTTAGGGTCTAACTCCATAAGTCTTGATTTTCTACCTATCTTTTCACAAGCAATTAAAGTTGAGCCTGATCCGCCAAATAAATCTAATACGACATCCATACCTTTAGAACTATTATTTATAGCTTCTTGAGGTAAAGCTACAGGTTTTTGAGTAGGATGCACATAACTAGCTTGAGCGTCTCTACCTATTTTCCATATTGTTGTTTTAGTCCTGTCGCCACAAAAGAAATGTTTGCCTGATCCTTCTTTCCATCCATATAAGATAGGCTCATGTTGCGCTCTGTAATCTTGCCAACCCATGCCTGCTGATTGCTTCATCCATATAATAGTAGATGATTTTTTAAATTGTTCAGCAAAGGTTTTCTCAAAAGCTAATTTAGGGCCTGATTGACTGTCAGGATGACATACATAAATACAAGCTAATGGCTTCATGTAAGTGTGATAAGTGGTAAATATATCTCTGCAAAATTGCTCAAATTGACTGTCAGACATATCGTCATTTTTAATAGTGCCTAAATTATTAGCGCCTCTGCCTGAATAAGCAACATTGTATGGTGGGTCAGTAAATACTAAATCTGCTAAATCACCATTCATAAGCTTTTCTGCATCGTCTAGGCTTGCGCTATCGCCACACATAAGTCGATGATCACCTAATTGATATATGTCGCCTAGTTTGGTTTTAGGCTCTTCAGGTAATTCAGGAGTTGCATCCTCGTCAGTCAAACCTTCTATTTGTTCAGGCTGCAATATATTGGCTAATTCATCTGCATTAAAACCTGTTAAATTTAGGTCAAAACCCAATTCTTTTAGGTCGGCTAGTTCAATAGACAATAGATTAGTATCCCAATCAGAGTTTAGGGCTAGTTTATTGTCGGCAATGATGAGCGCTTTGCGTTGCTCATTGGATAGGTGTGCTAATTCTATGACAGGAACTTCGGTCATGCCTAGCTTTTTAGCCGCCATAATACGACCATGGCCTGCAATAATACCGTTATCACCGTCAACTAGGATAGGGTTAGTCCATCCAAACTCTTTAATTGAAGCTGCTATTTGCGCAACTTGGTCGTCTGAATGTTTCCTAGAGTTATTTATATACGGAATTAAGTCCGTTAGCTGACGTTGTTCAATCTGCATTTGGCGCAGGCTCGTCTGTTTTAACTTCCTCTTTAGCTTTAGCCTCTTCTTGCTGGGCTGCTATTTGTGGCATAGCTTGAGCTTTAATCTTATGCACGATTGGCTCTGCTACTTCCATAGGTAGTTTATATAGACCTGCTACTGCTAATTCTGCTTCTTTGATTTCAAGCTCCAACTTAATGGCCATGATTTACTCCTTTGTTATTAATAGACTATTTTACTCTTTTTTTCGCTGTTTTTGCAGACTCTTTAAAAGCTTCAGCAGTTGGTGCGCCTTTTGTGCCTGGCTTTCTCATGCGTTCTTTACTGCCTTCTTTAATGCGTTCACGTTTTGCGTGGACATTTGCGTACAAACCTGGTTTAGTTGCCATTTTCTTCCTCCTCAATAAAACATACGTCTTGCCAAGACATTATAAGATAGTTCTCACCGTTATCGGTCACTTGTTGGTATTTAAGATATTCATCTTTGCCCATAGTGCCAAATCTAACCTTGTCACCAATATTAACAGGCATAGGTTCGTATCGGCCTTCCTTGATCTTTTTACCTTGGCCAACAGCTATGACTGTTCCCATGTTATATTCCTCATGCATAACAAAGCCTGGAATAGATGACTTTTCACGTTCAATAGGTTTAACTAATATTTTATCGCCAAAAGGTCTGATCATTTTTTAATCCTCAAAGTTTTTTTTTCAATCTGAATAGGTTTTGATTCTAACTGTGGTGCGTGGATAGGTTCAGGAGTGACTTCGTCTTTAGTTCTTGCTACGTTAGCAAAGACGTATTCACCGCACCATTCTGAAGGTGCTTTGTTAAATGTTTGAGGATATCTATGACAAGAACCGAGTTGGCCGCCTGTAATAAAAAATTTACAAGATAAGCAACTATCGGTAGAATTTACATTAGCCATTTAATAAACCTCCATTATTAGTGGTTAGAATACCCAAGTAGAAGCTAACGCTACTTGGGTTTTCGTTTACTTAACTATATCTTTTGTGTTCGTAACAAACTTTTTCTGAACTGCCGCCTTTAAATTGCTTATCAGCACCAGTTGCATCTTTTTTGCCCATACCAACGCCGCCTTTTAAACCAAGTTTACGTTCGCCTGAAGCGTCTGAAGCTGTTGCGCCTTTTGGTAGTTTTTCTTTGTTGTAGTAACCCATATCTAGTTCCTTTTTTTTATTAATTAGTCTTTACGTCTTTGATGCTCATACACGTTATTTTCAGAAGCTCCGCCTTTATGTTCACCTAAACGGCCATCGTGAAATCCATGATGTTTTTCTCTTGATACAAACTTGCTTTTATTAATTCTATCTGATGCCTTTTCTGCACCTGCATATCTTTTAGCGGCTAAAGATTCTAATTCTTTACGTTCTTTAAAATATTTTTGATGGGCTGCATCATATTCTGCATCCATGCCAGCTTGATAAGCTTTTTGAGCGTAAGAACTTAAAGTTGATTTTTTCATAATACGATTCCTAGTTAGTATTAGAATTATAAGCTTTTATTTTATCAGAAAACAACACTTTTATAGATTTTATTTGATCTATTGTCAATTTTACTGTGTTGTTATCAGACTCGAGTGTTTCAACAGCGTGTATTCCAATTTTTCTAATAAGTCCGAGTCGGTATCGGATGAGGTTACCAGATAAATGGGTGTTACAGGCTGCGCATTGTCGGTGGCAGTTCTGCTCGTTAAATCGTAAGTGTCCTGCACTTCCAATGCTTCGGTAATGGCCTGCATGATATGCGCTGGCACTTTTTGACCCACAACTAATACAACCGTCATTTTGATCCCTTAATCTTATATATTTATTAAATACAACCTGTGTTTCTTTTAACCAATCTGAACGGCTTTTAATTTTTTGTCTAGCTTCTTTTACTTCTTTTTTAATCTTTTTAATTTTTTGATTGTTTGCAAAATCTAATGCGCATTTCCATTGGCACACCTGCTGAAGCGGTTTTGTAGGTGTAAAGTATGCTTTACATATTTTACACTTTTTAGGCTTGATAGGTTTCTGTAAATCTAACGCCAAGATTTGCTCCATAAGCGTATATATTTTCTATATACAAACTAAACCCATGCTTTGTAAGTTTAGAGGTTGATCCTACAAGTATGCGTTTACCTTCAGGCGTTTCCTCGTATTTTTTATAACCTTCCTTGGTTGTTTCAGGATCATGTAATTCAGGTAAAAACTGTTCTTTAAAATATTCATGCCAAACCAATGCTGAATATTGACGGCCATGAACCCAAGCTTGTTGTGCTATGTCGTTCAGTGGGCCTGCCCACATAAGAGCGTTAGCACTTAATGATCTAGACGTTTGCTCTTTTCTAATAATTACTTCTAGGGGATATTGTGAATCTATTGGTGCATTCTGTATTGCGTTTATGGCAACCTCAACTTGTGGCTTACCAACTAATCTAATTATTTTTTGTAAATAGTTATCTGTCATGTTGTCTTTTCTCGTAGTCATTACGGCAGTCTATATTGCAAAATCTTTTTTTTGATGGCTCACGGCAATTAAGACAAAAGCCAGTGGGTTCAAAACTTTTTGATTGTGATCTGACACGTTCAATGGCTAAATCACGATCCGTCTGTTCTAAATCACTAGCTCTGTCAAAATCGTCATTCATGTTAAAACGGAACGTCGTCTGCCATGTCATCAAAGTTTGCAGGAGGTGTGGCTGTTGTGCTTGCCACTTCTTTTGCTTCTTCACGACTACCTAGCATTTGCATGGTGTCCGCTACTATTTCTGTTGTATAGCGCTCCTGGCCTTCTTTGTCTTGCCATTTGCGTGTTTGAAGTCTGCCTTCCAAATATACAGGTCGGCCTTTTTTTAAATACTCGCCTGCTATTTCTGCAAGCTTTCTAAATAAAACTATATTGTGCCACTCTGTTTTTTCGTTTTTCTTGCCGTCTTTGTCTTTCCAAGACTCTGTGGTGGCTACGCTAAAATTACAAACTGCATCGCCGTTGGGTAAAAATCTAACTTCAGGGTCTTTACCTAGATTTCCTACTATGATTGCTTTGTTTACTGACGCCATGTTGCTCTCCTTTGTTGTGAATAGATGTGACATTAAATAATATATATTTTTTGCCTAATTGTCTTTTTAATTCTTGAACTTTAATATTTCTTTTTTCCATAAACTCAATGTCTTTTGTGGTAATAGGTAAATTAGTTCCATAAAAGCTATGTAGTAACATTTTTTTTAATAACCTCCCCTGTTGATTTGTCTAGTTCGTATTCATACATGTCTACACTAGATGTCTTTTGGTTTTTAATGCGTTGACGGAATATTTTGTCAAACGACTCATCAAACTTTTTTTGATCGACTGGTCGATACATATCACCTTTGCCAGCTTCATGCGCCATATTGCCTCCTAAAATAATGGTTCATCTTTAATTAAATCAAACACGTTTTGTTTTGGTGCTGTAGTTAATTTAATAACTTGAATATCTTTGTGCGTGTCTTGATACCATTTTGCTTCTTTATTAGACCAACGATATTTTCTAATCATATCGCCGTTATCCATTACAGCGTGTGTGAATTCCATATTAATCCTCGCAGTTTCCGCCGATGCACATTTTGTTTTTTAATACCGCTTCTTCAATGTCGGCAATAGCATCTTTACCTATAAAGTCATCAGATGCAACACATAATCGTTTATATAGGCTGTGTTCTATTTCGGTCACAGAAGTTTTTAATATTAAACCTCTATCACGTGCGTGGTCTGAAATAATACTAGCTATGTAATCTGAAGGCGCTACTCCCCAAGATTCCACTTCCTCGTATTTTTTTTGATCTAATTCAACTTCAATAATAACTGAAAACTTTTTAAGCATCATTTAAAATCCTTTCATTAAATTTATTTTTTAATGCCTCCCTTGCAAACTTTACTCCAATTTCTAATTTGTATTTTCCCTGGCTATGCAAATCTATTATTTTATGCGCCCATGCTTTAGGGTCAGTTGGTTTCAATTCAATTTTAGATAATAATTCATTCGCTTTTTGTTTATTATGTTCTATTTCATACGGCGTTGGATTACGAGGCAGCATTTTTATAAATTCTTTAGGCTGTTGCATTTTTATGGTTTCTAAAATATCTGCTATGTTTGGCATATATTTATTTTTATCTACCCAACTATCAAAGGCTTGGCTTACTTGCATAAATTCATATTGATTTAGTTTAGCCCACCATACGCGTAATGTGTCTTGCGTAGGTTCAGGTTTAGAATAAATAAGGGCAATCGTATTCATCATGTCCTTAAAGCCTTTTTTCTCGTTATCAATCAAAATGTCTGCTCCTGCGGTTTTTCGTCTAAAAAGCGATGTTGGTTGAGCCACGTGGAAGGGTTAGGGATATATTGGCCGTTGTTTTTAAACCATTGTGGGCTTACCTTTTGCCATTCCAACGCATTTAATACCGTAGCTAATTCAGGGTTAGCTTTAGCCCAGGCTTTTCTAGCTGCTTCTTTACCAACTTTTTTAGGGTATGCAATCCAAAACATATCAAAATCGGACAAGGGTTTTATATTATTGGTTAATGGTTTATGGTTAATGGTTAATGGTTTATGGTTAGCATTGGGTTCGCTATGCGTTCGCACACGTTTCGCAGTCCGTTCGCTAACTATCTGCATTCTATCAGAGAATTCCGACATTTGTTGCTTATCCCACCTAATTTTTGCAGATTTAGAGGCCAATTCGGATTTAGCCCTAAAAGCCTCGATTTCAGCCTCGCAACGTTTGTGGATATATCCTTGCTCGGTTTTCTCAAAAAAGTCGGCCAAAACGCTTAAAACTGCCCTTATTTCGTCATTATTTCTAGCTGACAGTAACCGCATTAATCTATTCTCATCTAAAGGCAAAGGTTGCTCGTTTAGGTAATATTGATCTAATAGCTGCCTGTAAGCACCATGTTCTAGCAGGGTCAAATGGCCTGTGTCCTTACGGTAGTCGGCGATGTTGTGTTGAAAATAGTGCATAGTTCCTCTAATCTTTAAATTTACGTTTTAGGAAAATTTCAGGGTATTGAAGCTTAATCTTGGCTGGAATACCTCTAACCTTCCAATTATTCACCTTAATCCTATCGTGGTGAGTAAGCAAGCCCAGCTTTCTAGCAAGTTTTGTGCCACCTCCGTAGAATTCTATAATTTCTTTGTCTGTCATATTTTATATCCTTTTTAATAAAAATGTTTAAATAATGCTTGCAATATAAAACTATTTGTTTAATATAGCAACTGTAGTTTTTAAATTTATGGAGGAAATTATGAAAACAAAAGGCATGATCGTAACAGTTCTAGCAGTATATCTATATGGAGCGCTTTGGCTTTACTTCTTATACCCAATACTTTCTAAACACTTTGGAGGCTAATATGACTATTCAACAAGAATACGCGGAAGACTTAATTGACACAGACCCAGTGGAAGTTTTAGCCCACATGGATATGGAACAGCTAGCTGGCACAATTCGTGCTTTATATTGGGCCAATCAAAAAGGCGATATGTTAAGCCTTAACCTTTTTGCTAAATCTATAAGTAATGCCTTTTTTGAGGAAGCGATGGGTATTACAGAAAAAAAGTTAAATGAGGCTAACGTATATCAAGGCCCATACGATGCCATGTATGACGCAGGCCACCAACATGGAGACTTTTTCTAATGTTCAAATACATCCGAAACGTTGTGTTTTTATATTGCAAAGGCTTTACTTTTAAAAAATCTATTCAACTAGCAAAGGGAATCAAATGACCACATTTAACGATTTACGCAGTATCAACGTAAATGACCACACAGAGAAGAAAGGAAACCTAACCTATCTTTCATGGGCGTGGGCGGTGGATACTTTATTACAACGCGATCCAACAGCCACCTGGGAATATAAAGAGCCTAAACAATTTGGCGATACCCTAATGGTATTTTGCTCGGTGACGGCTTTTGGTAAATCTATGACAGCTCAACTACCTGTATTAGATTACAAGAATAAAGCCGTTATAAACCCTGACGCCATGGCAGTTAATACAGCCATGCAACGTTGTTTGGCCAAGGCTATTGCATTACATGGAATTGGTTTATATATATACGCAGGCGAGGATGTGCCTCAAGAGCAACCAGCTTCAGATGAGGACATAAACCAAGTTTTAGAAGCTATCAATGAAGCAGAATCTATTGAGTCTTTAAAAGATATATTTAAAGAGGCTCAAAGAAGGTTTGGTAGTCAACCTGATGTTATAACGACTATACGTTCAGCATTATCAACTAAAAAATCTAAATTGGAGGAGTAAATGAAAAAGTTAATTTTAGTCGTAGGATTAATTGGCGTTTTGTTTGCAATCAAAGCTTACGCTTGTTACACACAAACCTATATCGTAGATGGCCGCATAATTAATTGCACCACCTGCGGTAACGTTACTAACTGTTTCTAGGAGGATATATGAATCAACAAGAACGTTTGACAAAGTATTTAGAAAAGCATGGCAAGATTGATCCACTAAAAGCATGGACTCAATTAGGCATTTATCGGTTAGCAGATACTATTTTCAATTTAAGAAAAAAAGGCTATGAAATTACAACCAATACTAAAAAAGTAAAAAATAAATATAAAGAAGTTTGTCATGTAGCTGAATACAAGCTGGAGCCTCAAAAATGATCGCCAACGATTGCACACATCTAGAGCAAGGTTCGGTTGAGTGGGCTACTGCAAAATTAGGATATGTCAGTGCTAGCAATATTGCAGAGGTAATGTCTAAAGGTAAAACAGGCGAGGCCATAGGTCGTAAAAAATATAAAACTCGCCTTGTAGCTGAAAGGTTAACTATGCAACCGCTAGAATCTTATTCTAATGACGCGATGGCATGGGGAGTAGAAAACGAACCCATGGCAGCCATGGCATACGAGGCAGCTACAGGCACGTTTTTAGAAAAGACAGGCTTTTGGAAGCATCCTGAAATCAAATGGCTTGGCGTATCCCCTGATCGTCTACTTGGTGACAAACATTTAGTAGAAATCAAATGCCCTAATACTACCACGCATTTAGATTATATTTTTGAAAACAAAGTGCCTGGCGATTACTACAAACAAATCCAATGTCAATTATGGGTTACAGGTCGTGAATGGGCAGACTTTGTTTCATACGACCCAAGGCTACCATTTAAAAATCGTTTGTTTATTAGCAGAGTAGAAAAAGACTTATCAATGATCAAAGAAATGGAGTTGGAAGTAAAACAGTTCTTAACTGAAGTTGATGACCTAATTCTACGTCTTGAAAATGACAAAAATTGAAAAATGGTATAATACAACTTGGCAACTACACAGGGAGGTCTTATATGATCGACCAGGCGTTACTATGCCTCGCGCAAACCATATTCATGGAGTCTAGCGTTGAGTCAAAAGAAGCACAAATATCAGTGGGTTACGTTTTAATGCGACGCGCTGACTTTGATCCAAAACAAGTGTGTTATGAAATGAAAAGGCCAAATCAATTTACTTGGTATGGAAAAGTTAAACCACCTGAACGTAAAGAAATCAATCCACATTTTCTTAATTTAGCATGGCGCATCATGCACAAACTAGAGCCTGACTATTCTTACGGCGCAACACATTTCCACGATAACTCAATCAAAAAACCTGTAAGCTGGTTTAAGCTTAAAAAGACTGTTCAATGGTCTCGCATGGTTTTTTATAAACAAGAGGAACTAAAATATGCTCAATATTGAACTTTATGCTAAACAAATTAATGGTTTAGATATACAATCCGTTTTAAATCCTAAAAAGATGCAAATACCAAAACCTGATGTAATTTTAGAATATTACGTTTACAGAGGTAAAAAAGGCCACGCTAGCTTTATCTCATCAAACACTAAAGACCGTCAAAGAGGATGTAATTTGCAACTTATATTTGACGGTGAAACTAACTTATTAAAAGATGTAAAGTTTATTGAAGTAAAACATAAAAACCATGATAGATAGTTTTATAAATTTTATAATTAAAGTATTACTTGTATTTGGAGCAGGAGGTCTATTATTAGGCCTCTTTTTTACTTTAGAACTTTTATTTGGATCGCATATATGTCATTAAGCAAACAACAAATGATGGAGGCAGTTGAAGCTTTTAACAAGACAGGCAGTGAAACAAAGGCAGCAGAGTTATTAGGTATTAAACGAGCTTGTTTACAGGGTAGATTAAAAGCAGCCAAGTTAGCAAACCTATTTAAAGCACTACCACCTGAAATACAAATCCCACCTGAAATAGCACTAAAAGATAAAATAAGAACTCTAGAGGCTCAAATAGCATCATTCAATCGTGATGTATTAAGTGAGAATTATGTTAAATCTAAAATTCTAAAAATGGTTGATAAAAAGCCGTCTATTCCTAGCTGGCTATTAAAACCTACATCTAGCAAGTCCGCTCCAGGCGTGCCGACCTTATTTGCTTCAGATTGGCATTGGGGAGAGAATGTAGACCCTAATCAAATCAACAACGTTAATTCATATAATATGAAAATAGCCCACAAACGTGCTAAACGCATGATTGAAGTGGCTATTGATCTATTAAACAACCACATGGTTAATCCTAAATATCCTGGCATAGTATTTGCCCTAGGCGGTGATATGGTGTCAGGTGACATACACGAGGAATTAATGGCTACTAACGACGCAGAGATTATGCCTGTGGTTATTGACCTATTTGGCGTGTTAATTTGGTGTATAGAAACCCTAGCTAATCAATTTGGCCGCGTCTTTGTCCCATGCGTAGGCGGTAACCATGGCCGTAATACCCACAAGATTAGAAACAAAGGCCGTAACTTTACATCGTTTGATTGGCTTACCTATCAATTCCTAGCCAAACACTTTGAGTCGGATAAACGAGTATCTTTCCTAATACCTGACGGCCCTGACGCTATCTATGCCGTTTACAATCATAAATACTTATTAACCCACGGCGATCAATTTAGAGGCGGTGATGGCGTTATTGGTGCGCTAGGCCCTATCATACGAGGTGACCATAAAAAGCGCTCTAGGAACGCACAAATAGACATGGAATACGACACTATGATTATAGGTCACTTCCACCAACTGATTCAATTAGAGCGTTTGATTGTGAACGGATCGCTCAAAGGATACTGTGAATATGCTTATAGTAATAACTTTGGATTTGAGCCACCACGTCAAGCTTTATGGATAACGCATCCACATCATGGCATAACTTTCTCAATGCCTGTAAACGTAGACGTATCATTTGAAAATTCAGATAAATCCGAATGGGTTAGCTGGAAAGGATAATATGGACTTTAACAACATAAATATAAATGCACTTACTTCAACTTATTCCGTTATAGAATATGTGGTTCAAAAGCAAGAAAAATATCCCACCGAACTACCTAGAGAAAAAAAAGAAAAGATTGATAAAATAGCAAAGGAAGATTTTTATAAAGATGATCCCCATAAAGATATGTGGGACAAAAATTGGATATATAAAAAATGACACTTTTAAACGCTAAATATATCGCAGCTCTTTATTCAGCGTTTAGACTCATGCCTCCCTTTGATCGATACGATTTACCAACCGCTTCAAAAATAGAATGGAAAATAATTAACGACCCTGCGGCATACGGTTATTTTCATTGTGACCCACATTTAAAAATAGAAATATCAAAAGGCCGTTGTTTGCACTTTTCTACCGTAAGTGAAACGTTATTGCATGAAATGTGTCACCTAACCCTTTATTCTAAAGGTTACAAGCACTGGGACGCCCATGGCGCGACTTTTTATAAGCTGGCGGACAAAGTATCCAACCTTTATGGATTTGACCCTAAAAGGCTATAACGTGCGTTTTAGGGCTATATATTACTTTTATGGAGGAAGTTATGAGTAAAGTAGATGAAATTTTAAAAAATAGGGATAGTATTCATGGTGATTTTCAAAAAGTAGCTGAAACTGCCCAACATTTAAAAGCCGTTATAGCTGAAGGTGAAAATCATCTGCCTTTAGATATGAATGAGTCGCTAGATTTAATCTGCACTAAAATAGCTAGAATAGCAAATGGAAATTTTGAGGAAGTTGATCATTGGTTAGACATAGCAGGGTATGCTCAACTTATAGCTAATAGATTAAGTAAGAAATAATGATTTTACTGATTGTTTTGCCAGCATAACCAAGTAATCTTACATTTACAGGCAAATAGCCTGGATTTAATAAGGATATATATTATGTGGACTAAACCAGCAGTTACAGAAATGAGATTTGGTTTTGAAGTTACTATGTATGTTATGAATAAATAGTAGCTTTAAAAGGTGGATAGCGTTCCTCAGAAAAACATATCCAATTAAGAAAGGGCAGAAATGCCCTTTTTTATTTACCAATAGCAAATGATATATTCTAAAGCCAAATGTAGAGGAAAATAGCACATACATACAAGGCTAATGCTAATAGTAAACGCCACAAACACTTCAAAGTTATTGTTCACTATTTCTTGTGAGCTTTGCTCATCGGCATTTTTTCATGTGCCTTTAAGTCTTTAGCAAGCTTTTCAACTTTAGCTTTTTCTTTTTGCCAATCTTTCATCATTTGCATTTCTTTTTGCTCGTGACGGATAGAAGGTTCACATTTTTCTAATTTCATATTTGTTGCCATAATTACTCCTTAAAAGTTCTAGTTCCTGATTTATCAATAATTAGTTTTTGTTTTCTTGGGTTTTCTTTATTAAAGGCAATATGAACCCAGCGGTCAAATTCCAAAATAAGTTGATCATAAACAATATCACTATCCATAATACGAATAACAATGTCACGAGGACTACCATAGGCAGGGCAAACAAAATCTGCAGCCAAACCTTTAGTATGTGCGCTAGTAGGTCTGCTTCCAAGTTTTGAATTGACGAGAGGACTACGATAACCGCTGTTAATGTGCATAGGTTTACCAAGTAAAGACCTCACTTTTTCTAAATTATCAGCCAAAAATTTAAGGTTATTTAATATGACAGGATCGTCAGGCATATTGTTTATGTTATGACGATCAGCTATTTCAGAGTCATATAACTCTTTTAAAGTAAAATGAGGCGTTAACTTCATTTAATTTTAATTTTTTCAAACGTTCTTAAAGTTCCCATGCCTAATAGACCTAAAAGCACAGTTAAAAGAGTGTCCATTTGAAAAGGCACAATAATCGGTTGTTGTCCGCATAGCATAAGAAAGTAGTTAAATAAGGGTAAGATGACGAAGTGAAGTCCAAAGGCAATAGAACATATCCAGCCAACAGAAGGCCTCCAGCCTGATTTAAAAAAGCTGTCAGATTGTGCCTCAATAGCATTAACTTTAATCTGTTCAATTGCAAGTTGAAACTCCTGACCTGCTAATAAAGTTTGTAATTGTTCTTGTGCTTCTTTGCGTTTGTTTGTATCAGGAATAACTTTTTCTAATACAGAACCTACAATACTAATAACTGAATCTACTATGCTCATTATTTTTTATCAGCTTTTGATTCTAGTTTATCAAATAGTCGTTCAAGAATTGCTTCAATCTTATCAAAACGTGCATTAATATCTATTTTTTTAACATAGTTATCTGATACGTTTAGTTCTAATTTTTGCACATCGTCTTTTAAATTTTGTGTGGCTTCCCATAGCTGTCTTGCAAACCAACCAATAGCAGTTAAACCTGCACCAACTAAAATATTAAATAAAGATTGAAATTCCATGATAGTCCTTATGATTTCATAATGTAGCAAAGTGCATAGTATGGAGGAAGGTTTGCACCTGTTCCGCTTGTGCCTGACGCTGTGTTAGTTGTAGCAACTGTAATTCCTGTTGTTGATGAGGCCGTTGTAAGAGTTGCGCCAGCAGTTGTAGGCATTGAACCGCCACCTGATACATTTCCGTTTTGTGATCCTTGATTGTTAACAGAAACAGTATGTGTATGGCCTGGGTCGGTTACTACAGAAGTTGCGGTGTGTGTATGAGATACCACAATTGCATCAGCAGAACCGCCTGTGGCGTTGACTGCATATGAATCACCAGCACCAACTAAAAATCTATTTCTTAAATCAGGCGTGCCGTTTGAACCGTCACACAAATAATAACCAGCTGGAATAGAACCAATAGAACCTGACCATAAAAGAATCATGCCTGAAGGCACAGTAGATGACGATGTAGGAATAGTTCCTAAAATACCGTAAATATTATCGTATGTATAAATTAAAACTTCATTTGCATCTTTTAAGACTAGCTTGTAGTTATAGCCATAAGTTAACCATAACTCTTCAGGAAGCTTTCCGTCAGAACCTAAAATAATTGGATTAGAGTTAGCAATAGTGCCGTCAATAGTTGTATAAGTAGCTAATGGTGTGGATGAGCCAGCTTGATAAGTGTATAACTTACCACCTGCTAATGGCAGGCCTGTAGTTCCTAAAAAGCTTATTCCGTTTCCTATTGGTGATAAATTGACTGACATTTTATTTTCCTATATCTGAAAGTTTTGTTTTTGGTTGTGGATTTAAAGACTTTTTAACCTCTTTATTTATTCTTCTTTGTTGCAATACTTGTGAAGCAGGTTCTACAACAGCGCCAACAACAGGTATTCTTTTAATCAATTCACCACCGTATTGTTTAGCCATTGAGCCTAAAGCTGTAGCTGTATTAGATTCATTAACAAAAGAACCTCTTGGTCTAGCTTCTACAATTTTTGCAACTTCAGCTAAATCTTTTAGTTGTTTAGAGCTTTCACCAAACAACACATCTAATTTCTTATTTACATTAAGATTTTCAATTGCTTTTTGAAATTTAGCGTTACTAAAGTTTCCGCTTGCGTCTGTAGATTCTCTAATAATATAGTCCATTGTGCCTGAACGCAAATGTTCTAATGCAACAGGATCATCTTTTAGTAAATCTATTGATTTTACAAAATCGGCATTTTTAGACCTAATAACAAAGTTTTGAATAAAGTCTTTACTATCAGCCGCTTCATTTAATACTTTGCTATAAAGAGGATTTGATTTTTCTAGGTCAAAGTCTGCTTTAGCAGTTTTTCTAGCGTTGTCTGCCAATCCTTTTAAGTTAGCGTCAGCTTCTGTCATTGGTAAATTTTCCAATTCATTTCTTACTACGCTTAAAACGTTTTTCATATTGCCGTCACCAGCTCTATCCGCTTTACGCATTTCAGCCGCTAAATCAGAACGTAAGTTTTCAAACAAATTAAAATTCATTTCTTTAGAACCTGCTGCATAAGAATCTAATTTGTTTTTAATAGTAGAAGGTAAATAATCTAATCTATCTTCGGCTGTAAGTTTCTCAATAGCGTTATTAGCAAACTTTTTACCATCAATAGGAAACTTACCGCCAGCTGCATCTTCTAGCGCTTTATAAGCTTCTTGTGTTTTAGTTTTGTTAGCTTCTTTAATAGCTTTTACTGAATCAATTAAATTAGTAGCGTCTGCAACATAGTCAGTTGTTGTTACATTAGGCGCTACGTTTTGTTTAATAATATTAGCGTTTTCCTGTAAAGCTTTGTTTTGCTCATTAAAGCGTTGTGCGTGTGCTTCTTTAAATCCACGCTCATTACGTTCACGAGATATAAGCACAGGGTTTTGTGATGCTTGACCTTCTGTTAATTCTACAGGCACAGGTAGTTCTGAAGATTTTTTAAGTCTAATGTCACGCAATACATCTTCAGATATTTGTGATTTAAATTCTTTAGGAGCTTCTACGCCTGTTTCGGTTGCTTTACGTTTAGCAAATTGTTCGGTAAATGTTTCGCCAACAGGCTTGCCTTTTGCTTTGCCATATACTCTACCAGCAACTTCAGGCACAACAAATGATCCTGCATTAATAATGTTTTGCACATCTTCGGTTGCCATGCCTGTGTTTTTAGCAATCCAATCTGCACCTTTTTCAACGTTTCTACCAATAAAATCCATTATTTTATTTACAGGTGCATTTGCATATTCTTCTGTTCCAGCAAGACCTGTCATTTTTGCAAATGGGCTTTTAAAACCTTCAGAATAAACGTCTGCAATTTTTCTAGCTTCTTCAGGTGTCTTTTTTAGGCCATATCTTGCAGATGTATAAGCACCAATGTCTGCAACTGTAGCAGCTAAATTAGGAATAACATCTGCCAATGCTGTTGTTGAAGCGCCAACTGTAGTTTTCTGTGGTTGAGGAGCTACCGCTTTAATTACGTCTTGTTTAGTTTGAGTAACTGATTTTTTTGCAACCTCTTTAGGTTCAACAGTAACTTCAGGCTCTTTTGTTAAAAAGCTAACAAACTCATCCGTAGGTTGTTCTTGCGGTTGCGGTGTAGGTTGTTGCGTTGTAGTTTGAGGTGTGCCTTTTAATTTTTTAAGGCCTTGCTCTTGTAAAATAATAGGGCCACTAATAACGTGACGAATAGTAGGATTAGAAAGGTCAATTTCTTCATCAGGTTTAATTCCTGTTCTTTGAGATACGTTTTTTATGTATGCTTCGGTGTCGTTTTCAGAAGGCGGCGCCCATCTAGATATAACTTCTCGTAATGTTTTTAATTTATGTTTTGAACCATAAATTCTTAATTGATCGTCAACAGCTTTGATACCTGCTTCAGGCGTGTCAAATTGTTGAAAACCTGTGGAGCTACCAACAGGTCTTATATTACCAACATTAGTAGGCACAGGTGATTTACTTGCGCTACCTGTTAGAAATTGAACGAAATCATCCATTATAGTGAGCCTGTTTCCTCAAGTTTTTTAATGTTCATGTATTTTTCAATAAAAACTTTACGTTCTTTTTCGCCTTTAGGAAATAATTTAGCTTTTGCAGCTTCTTTGTCTTTAGCGCTTAAATCAGGGTCTGTTGCTATGTTATACAACTCAAATATTTTAGAATCAGCGTTTTTAGACCACATTTGTTGAAAAGCTTTAAAATTGTTATCACCAAACTTTTGGCCAAACTTTTGAGCCGCAGTAGCTTTTAAATCAAGTTCTGTCATGTCAGCTTTGGCACGATTAGCAATATTAATTAAAACATCAGGCGGAAACGTTTCGTCACCATTAGCTGCTTTCACTAATTGTTGTCCACTAACGGTGTCTAATGAGCCACCTTTGGCAATAGTGTTTTGTATTTGAACATTAGCCAAATCTTTAGACAATTCTTTATATGTTGAGCCTAATTCAGTTCCAGCTGCGGTATTTATCCATCTTAAAAATGCGCCTTTATATCCTGTTGCCCAATCGCCTAATTCTTTTTTTATCTCTGTAGCTTTTTTAATTGTTTCATTAATATTTCTTCGGTCAGTAGTTAAATTAGATTGACGCTCAATTAGCATATTTCTTGTTTTAAACCCTGCGTCTTGATCTGCTTTTTCAGTAGGGCCATAAGGTGTAATTGTAGTTGGTGTTCTTACAGGGTAAGGTAGTTGTGATGGTTGACTATGCGCAGGCTTATTCATGTTTTCTGTAGTCACGCTTGGCGATACTACAGGTTGTGTAGGTGCATTTTGTGGCTCAACGTTAGGTAATTGTGTTGGGTAAACACCTGCTGGAGCTAATTTTTCTATTTGACCTAAAGCGCCAACAGAGCGAGTTAAACCTTGTGCAAGCCAAGCTCTATAATCATTAACGCTACCTTTTTCAGGAAGGCCTGATAATGTTTGATTTAATGATTGCTCATTACCGCCAGCATTTTTATTTAATTCAGTAGCGCGAGCAACAATATCGTCACGAGTTAAATCAGGTTTAGTAATTAAAGTGGATATGTTTTGAATTAAATTTTCTGCGTGTTTTTTAGTATTTTCTAATTGTTGTGTGTTTAATTGTGTGCCAGCAGATTTTGTTTGAAATTGCTGTTGTTCAATTTTAGGTTGCAAAGTTTTCTTTGCTAGTTCTTCTGCGGCCAAATTTTGCTCTAATACAGATTGAGCTTGTTGAAGTTCAATAGGGTTTAGCTTTTGTCTTTGTTTGTAATCTTGAGCGCCACGAGCAATACTTAACATATCTGCTAAAGACATTTGTTGTGGTGTATTAACCTTTAAAGCAATACTAGGGTCTATATTAAAAGCCATGATCTATCCTTATTGTCCTAAAATACGACTTAAAGCAAACATATTTCCT